CACAAATTTTTTTGCAAAATTTTTTTTGATATTTTTTTTCGTTGAATTTTTTTGGTGATTCAGTGTACCTAACTCAGCTATAACTGTAACGCTGTGGCGAGTTGGCTGTTAGGGGGTGCCGGGTCAATTAAATTAATCTATCCTAGTTAAAAGCCCATTCCAATAGGGTTCCTACTGGTCGCTCTGATCTAGCTGTGACACCTATGCACACAGATGTGCAAATGATTACACAAAGGAATACATATGAATACAGGCGTAAGTCTTTGATCTATCGTGCTTTTTTGGTCAAGTTGATTTTTTTCTCTCAAATCTTTTTTTTAAAAGGGCGAGGGCGAATACTTTGTTTAAATACTATAAATCCTTTGGTGAATAAGTTTTGCTATCTCCACCTAAAAGTTTAGCTATGCGTTCCTTAATATCTTCTCTCGACATGCTATCAAGATTCGCATTGATGTTTAGTGATTGAGTCTTATGAACTGACAAACCTGCCAGTTGATTAAGCTCTTTGATTGCTGACACTGCTGCATTAAGCTGTCCTGATTCAAACGCTTCTTCAGTAATCTTCCATAACATCGTGCCAGTCTTTTGTGGTGTGATCGCATACTTCTCTGCTAACTCATCTTGTCTGATCCTAATAGCTTTGGTTACATGTGGTTGATCTTTACCATTGAGCATCTTGTTAGCAGCCACAGCAGGAAACTCATACCCTGCTCGTCTAGCTGCTTCTGTTTGCGAACAAGAACCCTCAGTGTAATGCCAAACAAATGCGTTCTGCATTTCAGTCAAGCCTAGCTCAGTGTCCTTCTCAAATTGCTTTGGAGCTTGACTAATTGGTTTCTTGTCTTTGTTTGGTCGTCTGCTCATCTAATATACTTTCTTCACCTCATAGTTGAAGTCTTCAACACTACTGAACTCATAAGCCTGACCATTAATATCTGTACCTGACAAATACTTGTTGTTGATCTTCTTAATCTTTTTCAATTGAACCATGATATGTGTCCTGCCATTGGGAAATCTTTTGCCATCTTGTAAGTAAATGGTGACATTATATTGTTCTTTGATGATCTTTTGAATCCACTCAGGCAATGTGCTGATTGCTGACATTACTTTAATCCCTCAAAGATCACTTCATCTTTCTTTCTACGATCTTCAAAGACTTTGATCTGTCTGCCACCAGTCAATGTGTGAACCCAATGATCGTCACCAAAAGTGTGAGATAAACCAACTACTTTAGATTGCTCTTGTTCCTCTGCTATCTCTTTTCTTCTTTTTTCTACTACTTCTTTGTTCTCAGTCATTCTGTCTACTCCTTGGCTTTCACCATTATTTAAAATCTATCAGTGTACAGTGTGCAGTGTATAGCTACCTCAACACTCTTCTACATATACCTCGTATAAACCCCTATTTGTACTGTTATGTACTATATATATTTATTCTCTTATAAAGTATATACCTAACACTACCTATAGGCTTAAACCCTTATTTTATATGGTTTTCTTAACAGGGTATAGCTAACAAAATGCCACACTATTTCAATCACCACACACTTAACCATTATCGTTTTATGTATAAAAGTATAAATCATTATACATGACCACTTTCATCACTATACCCTTTTTTACCATCGTTCTTTAAAAAAAAGAGTCGCACATAATATTTCCTGCACAATGCCAGTGCTGTAAAAACCACTGTCTGTGTTAGGGCAGTTGCACCCACATTGAACTCCATGTTTGTCGTGAAGGTTAAGACAGTAAACGCTATTGGAAAGGATATGATTAATCCAATCCCCACATCTACGATGCTCTCCTTTGCAACTTTATTGTTTATCATTCGCCTCTGAGTCTTCACCTTCCTCATCTTTGATACCACTGGCGATAGGTGTGGTGACGATCACCTGTGCATCACAGTCAGGACAGTGCAAATTAGTTTCCAACATAAACTGACCATCCTCATCTACGATGTTGTGGTCGCCACCCCAAATGAGGTCATGATTGCAATGCCAACATTTCATGTTTGTCTCCATGTATTCCTACCTGTCACCATGAACCCCATAAAATTAAAACTCTGCCACACCTTGGAGACAACACCTATCTCATTAAGCTCATTCATCAGTTCTTGTTCTGTCTTACAGTACATACTGACTGATAACTTTAAATCTTTATCCAATATCTCTGTGTCAGTAAAACCTTTACGCTTTTCTTGGATGTGCAACTTGTGAATAATTTGCTGTAATCTTGAGTCATTCAAAAAAACTTTCTCTGCGATCAGCAAAATAGCTCCTGCATCTAACATGGGCTTGATAATGTTGAGCACACGCTTTCTTTGATGTTTACCCAAGAACTGTAAGAAAAACATGCTTACAATCACTGAGGATTGATGGATTTCAGATAAAACAGACTCACAATCACCTTGTATAAACAAAAAACCATCTCTTCTTTGTTCCATATCGACTGTATCGATCCCCATGTACTCACAAGTGGGTATTTGATTGAGACTGGTTAAGAATCTACCTGTAGAACATCCTAAGTCCACCACAGTGCTCTCAGGTTGTGCATATTCATGGGTGATATTGCGAAAAATGTTATCTAGGGTCAGAAAGTTTGGTATTGAAAGTTCTATGTGTTTCTCAAAGTCTGTGATGTCATTAAAATTAAATCGTTTATCTTCCATTATATTTCTCCATTATGAACTTGTTTGATTCGTGATCCTAACCACTCCATGATATTAACTGACATGGCTCGACCACATGCTTCATAGCGTTTTGATACAGGACACTCTTCTTTAGGTTTACCTCTGTATGGAATCTGTGTGTAATTATCAGGGAGTCCTTGCAATCTTTCACACTCAACAGGAGTGAGTCGTCTAATGATGTCGTTTCTTTTGATTGATTCACGAAACACTATAGGTTGTCTGTTACCACCAGTCATGGCTGTCAGTGACCAAGACACATCATTTTCATTCCAAGGAGCTCCATTAGAACCAGTCTGACTATCTCGCATCATAATCGTAGGGTCTTTTACTACAACAGCACCCTGTTCCATTGAGAATCGACCACCTGCTGTTAATGTAGAACTTACTCTTTGTTCTTTGAACTCTTCGACATAGTTTCCATCTCTGTCTGTTTTTCGCCAGTATTCTGTATCGCTTTCTCCAATGTTTTCTTCAGACTTTTGGGCAGTGGTTTTTTGTGTTCTTCTGCTCGGCTTAAAATCCTTTGACATTGGTTGGTTGTCAAATAATACTTTGGCAGGACTTTTCCAGTCTCCTCCAATATGTCCGATAACGAAGATACGCCTTCTTCTTTGTGGGAGGGCGTTTGGAAATCGTTGTGTTCTGACATGTTCAGTGTTAAGAACCCTGTAGGCGAACCCATACCCGAGTTCTGCCAATGACCCGAGAAAGGTGCCAAGGTCTTGTCCTCCATTACTTGACAAGATACCGGGCACATTTTCCCATACCACCCATGTTGGTTGCAATCGTTCAATAAGCTTAACAAACTCAAGTGCGAGGTTTCCTCTATCTTCTCCAAGCCCTTTGCGAAGCCCTGCAATACTGAAAGTTGCACAGGGTGTTCCTCCGACGAGGAGAACAGGTCGGGTTGGTAAGTCTGATGCTTGGATTTTGGTGAAGTCTTCATAATTTTTAATCTCCGGGTAATGATATTGTAATACAGCAGACCTAAATGGGTCTATCTCAGCCAAACCTATACATTCATAGCCAAGTGGATGCCATCCCAGTCCTGCTGATTCTATGCCACTGCAAATTGAAAGATATTTGATGCTCATTTTAAAACTCTTTTAATTTCACCCAATCTCTACAAATGTCCATGATTCTGCTTCTGTTCTTAAAATTGATTTCCTCATCATCTAGCAAAGTCTCGAAAACCTTGTTGATTTGTGAGTCCAACTGTAAGTTAGAGTGGTTTTTTACTTTATCAAATAGCTTAAATTCATCAAAAGCAACTCTTACATGAAATTTCTGTTTAGGTTTGTTTATTTCTTGCCAACCTTTTGTATAAAAAAACTTTTTAACATTATCAGATAGATATGGGCTGTAAAAAATCTTATCGTAATTTTTTGCTAATCTGTTGTGCCAATCGTAACCT